TGGTAGAAGTCTACTCTTTTATCTTGGGGTATTAAACGCCCCCCAAGAGGCTTTCACAGCTTACGCTGCTGTTGGAACTGCAGAATAAATCCACAACGTAGGAACGTTGAGGAAAAAATGCATTCCAAAGTCGGTACCTATTGACGTGTAGGACCACACTTTCAAGCCCGTGTCAGCAACGCCTGAAACGCCATTTGTGACGACTTCGAGAACGAACTCGTCAAATTGGGCGTCATCAGTATATTGTGACGGCTTAGTTGCAGCGACTAAACTGGTACTTTGAAAACGATATTTACCGTAATTTGGGCAGAGTACCGATAGTCCTGCATTTGTGTTTTGATTTGTGAGTGCCTGCCCAGCTGCTCCCGAATCACTATTGGTTAAGAAAAATGCAGCATTTGCTGACACAGTTCCTTTTGTGAAACTCGTAATATTTTCACTAGCATTTGCCCCACTCTGGTTGCTACGCCACACACGCACATGTCCAACTGGCAAAGGTGCGTCAACGTTAAATGTCCAGATTGTCGAACCTCGATAGGCCACAAACGCAGGCAAGATCCAATTCATCGGAGTCTTGAATGCATAGTTAAAACCAAAATTCGAGGCAGGCACAACCAGACCTTTAGCCAGATGCAACCCAGACGGATCATATCCATAATCAGGTGAGATCTTCATGAAACGCTTAGTCAAGATATTATAGTCATGAGTGGTGTCGGTTGTGTACGTCGTAACCCCTACCAAGGAGGTGCGTCGCATCAATTGACGAAGTGATTTAACACTCTCACCAAAATTGACCAGATATCTGTCGGCGTGTGGATCACGCGTATCTGTACCAAGAACCTCATGACGAACATCATCAGACTCAGCAAACACCTCACCCGATTGCACAGCAAATGTTGAAAGTAGCGGAACCGTGCGTGGATTTGCCACTTCGATGTTTTCAGCAGCCCGCACAAAAACGAGAATGCTAACACTAGTCGAAGCAATCGGTGCAGTCAAAAGTGTTTGCACTCGCACTGTGATGGTGCCATTATCTTTCCCACTATCATAAGCAAATGTGGGCGATGAAGAAGTCGACCACTGAATGCCGGTGGACGTGTAGTCGTTCCGATTCAGCAAAAAAGCCAATGCCTGCTGGTATGGGACTCGGAATTCAACATCGTTTTTATCACCCAAATCCACAATAGAAGTGAAAACCACATTCGATGTGTTTGCATCGTTGATAATACTCTCTCCGGCATAGCCGGATGGATCATACGAGATGCGCAAACGTCCTTTGTGGAATGGGGACGCGACAATGCGGAAGCGGAAAATCATATCACCACGCCAATTCTCAAACAATGCTGAGACCCACGCTGGTGGTGTCATGTAGAGCTTCGCGTTTGTGGCTGCATCATTATCAAACATCATAGGATTGACGTTGCTCGAAAACAAAATCGTGTCTATTGCCTGGGCATTCGTCCACGAAGTTGTGCACAAATAGGATTCGCGCTGCATGAGATGATTGGTAACCAACTCATCAGTGCTATCCAACCCAAGTATACTAGGGTCCACAGACAACTCGTTCTTTGGGTCGAGAGTCAATTTTTCCACTGGAAAACCTATCTCTGTTGATGCCATTTTTGGAAACGCCTCTGGTCTATACGGATGGGTATCTGCAATCACGGGCACATTCGTAAACCCAAACAATGATGCTATTGACGATACCGCAGACGCCCCAATTCTAGTTGCGGTTGCAAATCTACCAATCACGGGTAGGTCTTCAAACCAACCTGCAAAATTAGCAATAGCAGATGCTGGGGCAGAAACTACTCCATTACCGTACTCATCACCTTGCAGCTCAAGAGACTGCGTCGCGAGACCTGCAGAAGGACCTGAGATCTTCACATCCTCTGCCCAAGCGTAAACTGCAATAGTCACGCCCGCACCAGTCACACCATTCGCACTTTGAAGTGCTGTATAATTAATGAACTTGAGTTGTCCCATATTTGTCATAGCTTGTGCTGACTGTGCGTTAATCCAATTTTGATTGTTGAAATACGGCAACGTCATCTCACCACCCTCACTTCCTTGTGGGTAAATCCATAGGTGGGGTCGCTGAGAATACGGAATCAAATACCGTGTGCCTGCATCGGCCACAATAGTGGACGGAGTTAGTGCAGGCAGTGGCTGATACCCC